AGATGCAGATGCATCCCATGCATAAGTTTTACCATTTGCAATAGTTGCAATTAATACATCACCCCAGTTTGTTAAAGACCAAAGGCCAGGTTCTAATTGTACTGTAGAAGCATTTACTGCAGATCCCCAACCATTAAAGTTAGTAGCATTGGTAACTGTTTCCCCATCACTATGTGCTTGACCATTAGAAGTTCCAGTTGTAGCTGTTCCCAATGCACCTCTAGTTATACCAGTAAGTTCATTACCAGCTACACCTGTATAAGTTATTAATTCATTTTCTACTGCTATTGTACCAGCTGTTGGAAATCCTGTTGTAGACGTTAATCTAATTTGTGTCGCGGAACCATTATTACCTGCTGTATCCGCGGCCAACGCTCCATCTAAATCGTTAGTTAAAACACCTGTGACTGTTCCACCCCATAATCCAGCACCATATCCATAACCATATGATTGTGCACTTGGACCAATACTAGCAAAAGGTTTAACTGTGCAAGTACTACCTGAAGTTAAATCTGAACCTCCTCCAGCTGTTTCAGCACTGGGAGATGTAATAGTAAATGTAGTTGATGAAGGCACTGTTATAACTTGACAAATTTTATCTTCAAAGTTTGATGCTGAAATACTAGAACCTGTTGGCATTGTGACTGCATCTAATTCCACCATATCACCATCAATTAATCCATGATCACTAGTTGTGGTAATTGTAATTGCTGTTCCTCGAGTTGTACTAGTAGTAAGAGTAGAACTAGTAAATGTAGTTAAAGTTCCTGCATTGTTATCTACAAAAGGAGTAATGTCATAAAGTTGACCTTCAAAATATATAAGTAAAAATTTATCTGTACCAATAGCCACATACCTATTTCCTTCTTTGTCTACAAAAGAATGCTGTGCTCGAGCTACTCCTTGCATAGTATCTGTAAGTAAAGAAGACCAACCACCTATTTTTTCTGGTAATCCATATCTAAATCTAGCAAGATCAGAATCAACCCAACGACCTGCAGCTCCAACACTAGTATCCTGTTTGTCTATCCCGGGAGCAAACTTTATTTCAGTGAGCATCTAGTTGCTCCTATGAATTCGTTGATTGTTTTTGCCAGCCTTTAGTGCTGTTTGTGTAAACTAAAGTTACTGCTTGGTTATTTGTATTTAAAACAAGATCAGAAGCTGCACCTTGAATAGGAGAAGAATTTCTACCTACTGTACAATTGTTAGAAGCAAAACCCCCACTTAATGATGCATCCATAATAGTTACAGTATCACCTGCACTAGGAGAGGCTGGTAAATTAACTTGAATTGTACCTCCACCACCATTTGATGTTTCACCAAATACTATATCTCCATGAACTGCAGTGTAAGGAGTATTAGTTCCTGTTTGAACTTGTACATTTCCTTGATTTAAAATTCCTGCAAGTTTCATAGAATTAGCACCAGTTCCATCTGTATAAAATACACAAGTAGATCCTACCGGCATGTATTTAATTCCTGTTCCCGATCCACCTACATTTTGCACACCAATAGTATAATTAGAATTTGATCTTGTTGTACTATCTTTAACTATAAAAACTCTTTCAGCACCTGTTGGCATAGTGATAACTCTATTTGCTGCTAAAGTACCAGTAACTTCTATCATTAAATTTTTACCAGTTGCAGTAGAATCTCCTAATGCAGAACCATTATCTAAATTTAATGTTAAGTTGGCTGCCGCTATACTTACTGTATAATAACCACTAGCTGATAATTCTAAAATTTTTAAATTGTTATTTGTTATTGTTCCCCATAGACCAGCTTTTTCACCGGTTGCTATAAGCTCTAATTGTAAATCTGATGAGTATGTTGATGCCATAATTTAATAAGGTTCTATTTCTGTCCAAACGTTATTTGCACCTGGAATAATTGGGTTCCAAGTAATTACCCCTACGTTATTAGATGAGATAGTTAATTGATTATCTGTCACATCTATATTCGCTCCACCTGTTATTGTAACACTGCTAGCTTTTAAAGTCAAAGGCATTCCTGTTACATTAAAGTCTACAGAAGAAGAGGCTGTAACTAGGGCAGAATTTAAACTTAAAGGAGAAGCTGTAATATTTACATTAGCATTTGCTGTAAGTGTAACTGATCCACTAGCTAAAGTTAACGGATTTCCAGGAGGAAATATATCAGCTGCATCTCCAGTAGCTGTGGAAGCTCCTACTGATAATGTTAATGCATTTGCACTAACATTAATATTAACATTGCCAACTAGTGTTGTAGTGGCAAATGGTAGTGCTGCTATTGCGTCAAATCCTAAACTCATAAATAATCCTTAAAAGGAGACTGTGTGGTATGTGGTGGTGACACAGCCTCCATCTAAAGATTATATACTATATTTCTACAGTATCAACTCCGTTAATTGAGTATTTGATCCTACAGATCCTTTATAGAAAGTATTAAAAGCTAGACTAATTCTCGTATTGTTTCCTTGTTTGGTTTCTACTTGATGAGTAGTTGACGACGGAAACATAAATAAATCACTTGTTTCTACAGGAAAAAACCAAGTTTTAGAATTCCATAAATTAAATTTTTGATCATCTATTTCAGGAGATATTTGTTGATAAACTGTAGGATGCGAAAAAAGTATTTTATCATTTTTAATATCTGAATTAAAATATAATACACCAGATATTACTGAATTAGGATGTTGATGTTGATGATGAAATTGATTAGTTTCTGTATAGTTTAACCACGATTGAGTTATATAAAGTTCTATATTATTTTTAGGACAGATAACTGTATTTAAATAATCTTTACAACATTTATCTAAATACTTCTTTATGTTTTTAAATTCTTTTCTATTTAATATGTAATTATCTTTAGTATTAATATTTCCTTGATTTTTAGTGCAATGTTTTTTTTGTTCATTTACAAATTGTAATTCTTGTTTTGTAAAAGGTCTGTCTATTTTTGTTGTATAGATAGGTGTTGGAAAAAGACTGTGAATTACAGGACTAGTCATAATTAATAACTGCGTAAGTAAAAATTTTATTTTTAGTGGAAGTCACCACTTTGTATTCTGTACTAGAATCAAATAAAACTAATTTATTTTCTTCCGCTTCTATGAAATTATTATCTATTTCAATTCCGCCATCACAAGTGTTAGCAAATAAAATTCCTATTTTTGCATCTTTTTTATGGTTATCAATTACATACTTTTGTGGTGTTGGTGTTTTTAAAAACAAATTAAATCTAACAGAGTGTAATTTTTTGTGTGGTATTTTTTCTAATGCAGGTTTAATCATATTTAAATAATTAATAAAAATACGATTTACTAAATTAGAATTTTTTATTATTTCATTTGTAAATTTATATCCTTCGCAAGGTTTGTAATTTACAAAATCATTGTAAAACCAATAAAAGGTATCCCCGGTTAAAGTATCTCTAATACTTGAAAATAATACGGGGTGTACCAAATTTTCTTTTATACTATATTTATTTTTTGTATTCATAAATAGTATTATTTTAATTGTTTTCCTGTTACCCATGCAACTAAAGAATTTCTCTCTCCTTTAGTTACAGGTTTTACTTCATGTAAAGTATAAGATGGAAATAAAATTAATGTTCCTTGTTCTTTTTTCATTATATCTCCTTTTTCATCTCTATATAAAAATAAATCTCCACCCTCATATTCTTTAGGATCAGTAAGTTGAATTGATAAAGATAACTTTCTAACCATACTACCTAATAATGAATCAATGTGTTTTCCATATTTTCCTGATGGTGCTTTATAATTTGTAAATTGCAATCCCTCATTTAAACCAAAAATATCAAACTGAAAATATTTTTGATTAAGATGTAAAACAACATCTGTTATTCTTCTAAATACCCATTCAAGATTATCATTAGAATATAACCAAGTAGTGTTGCTTAATCTTATATCTGTTACACCTGATGTATTAGCTTTTGATAATCCACTTTTTTTTGCAATTTCAATTATTTTATCACATTCTTCTTTTGTAAAAACATTTTCCCCATAGGCATAAGCATAAACTTTATCTAAATAAAAATTCCAAGATGGATTATTAATTTTTTTCATTTTTTGTATTCATACCATCCTGTTATAATATATTTATCTTCATCAATAGTGGTGTGTCCTTTATGTAAAAAAGTCCAATCAGCACTCCAAATAATAGTTAAACCTTTTTCTGGTTTTATTTTTGTGTTTTGATAATACCACTCTGTTTCCCCTCCTTTTTTAACATCGTTAAGATACGTCATAAAAACAAGGTGTCTTTTACTTGTCATAATTCCTGATGCTTCTGTATGCCAATAATGATAAGCTTGTTTAGGTTTATATTTTTGAATATTAAAGTTTTCTTCTAGACCCCAAGGCTCTACACGTAAATCACAATATTTATATTTAGATTTATATTGATTTAAACATTTTATCATTTCTTTAAAATATAATTTTAAACACAAATGATCATCGATCTCACGTTCATTAATGGTAAGATCTAAGCTATCTTTAATAGTTTTATCTACACCGTTTCTAGTCAGACCCGCTTTTTTATTTTTTGATACTTCAAATAAATTTATCAGATCATCACAAATAGATAAATCAGATAAATAATATCCTTCTATAAAATTTTTCTTTCTATTTAAATCGTGTTCTTTCAACATACCACCACTGAAACTACTTTAATTATTAGGAATTGTCAATCAAATCCCAAGTTTGATTTGTTTCGTTCCAATTATAATCTTGTCCATCATCTGGTTTTACCGAGGGGGCTTCCCAAAGACAAGTTGTTTCGTTTAATATCCAACTATTAAAAGGTTGAGGGGGAATGAACGCATCCCTACCTTGATCATAAGTACAACCAATCCCTGCATAATTTTTTCTAAAAGGTGTTCCACCTAATATATGTTCTCCAGCACGAGTATTGTAAGAAGTTTGTTTAAATACATCTCTCGTATTATATAATTTATTTAAAAAATCTATTCCAGCTTGTTCAGTAGTCGCTACATCGTTTGAAACAACGTAAACTTTTTCAACTACATTTCCAACTCCTAATTTTGCAAAATGTGCCATTACCCTGTGTAACTCCCATCTCCTGTAAATGTTAAAACTGTTTTACCTGAAACTCCTGTTGCAACTGTTGGACTTCCAGTTGTTGTTCCTGAATAACTTGCATCTGGCATACTTAAAATTACAACTCCACTACCACCATTTCCACCAGCTACATCGTGTGCACCTCCACCGCCACCACCTGTATTTGCAGTTCCATTTGATCCTGGATCATTACTTCCTGTATTTCCATCTCCACCGCCACCTGTTCCACCAGTACCTTCTGTAAGATTATCACATCCACTACCTCCACCACCACCAGCTCTTGCAACTGATGAACCTGTTATAGATGATGGATTACCAGCTCCACCATTTCCTCCTTTTGAGGATGTACCTGTTACACCATTAGTATCAGAGCCACCACCTCCTCCTCCACCTTGTTGTCCTGATCCATCTGCACCATCTCCACCAGCAAAACCTTGATTAAGAGTTCCAGCTGCACCATCGCCATTTTTAGGTCCACCTCCACCAGAGCCACCTACTACAGCAGTAGTAGTTTCACCACCACCACCTCCTCCACCAGCAGATGTTATAGTTGTTATTCCTGTACCAGAAATTGATGAATTACCACCACTTGCTCCAGCAGCGGCAGGACCTCCTTGTGCTGTTCCTGCACCTCCATCACCAACTGTAATTGTATAAACTACTCCGGGACTAAATGTTAAAGCTGTTTCAGTTGAATTACCTCCACCAGAATCTTCTGAACCAAAAGAATTTCTATATCCTCCAGCACCACCTCCTCCTCCAACAGGTCTACCTCCACCTGCACCTCCAGCTACAACTAAAAAATCTACTGAATAAGCTGGGGTAGTAAAATATTCTACATCATCATCAGTTGTTGGAATCCAACCTTGTGTAGAACCAGAATAAACAATTTTAATGTTTTGACCATCTGTACTAAGCACTACTTTTTTTGTTGATGCTACTACACTTTGAAATTTATTTGAACCTTGATCTAATGTAAGATTATTAGTTGCGAATGATCTTGAAAAATCTACAAATTCTATTTCATCTCCTACACTTGGAGAAGTAGGTAAATCTATTTCAAAAGCACCACCAGATGTATTTACAAAATAACCCTCCCCAGCAACTGCTGTAAAGTTTGCAGTTTTAACTGCCGATTGCCAAGCAATACTAGCAAAACCTGTAGCAGTACCACTGTTAGCTAAAGTTGCACCAGCAGGAATTGATATTGTATCGCCAGAAGCTCCAATAGTAATAGTATTAGCGTTTTCGTTGATAATATTATTACCGTCTGTATCCTGAACTGTATCTACTTTTATTGTACTAGTCATTTAAATCCCATTGTTGTGTTTCTTCGTTCCAATTATATACATTACCATCATCTGGATAAACAACTGGTGCTTCCCAAAGACAAGTTGTTTCATTCAATGTCCAACTATTAAAAGGTTTAGAAGGAATAAATGCATTTCTATCTTCATCGTAAGTATATCCTATTCCCGCGTGGTTTTTTCTAAAAGGTGTACCACCTAATTGATGAACACCACCAAAAGTATTGTAAGATGTTTGTTTCCAAATAGCCCAACCTGTAAGTTTAGTTAAAAAATCTACTCCAAGATTTTCTTGTTCAACTCCATTAGCATCTAATAATACTTCATTATTAACTGAATGAACTTCAATTACTTTATTATTTAATCCTATTTTTGCAAAACTAGCCATTACCCTGTGTAACTCCCTGATCCTGTAAATGTTAAAACTGTTTTACCACTAACTCCTGTAGCTACTGTTGGAGAACCTGTTGTTGTTCCTGAGTAATTTGCATCTGGCATACTTAAAATAACTACACCTTTACCACCAGCACCACCGCTACCACCACCACCTTGATGATTTCCTCCACCACCACCGCCTCCAGTATTAGCTGTTCCTGCTGTACCAGTTCCATTAGTAGCACCTGTACCAGCACCACCACCGCCAGTTGCTGCACCACCTGGATTACCAGCATAAGCTCCTCCACCTCCTCCACCAGCATAAGTTACTGATGAACCTGTAATAGAATTAGCTGTACCTGCACCACCCGCACCACCTTGTGATGTTGTACCATTTGCACCTACTCCACCATGGCCTCCACCGCCACCTGCACCATAAGCTGGTGCAGCAGCACCTGTTCCACCATTATTTCCTTGACTTGGAGTTGTACTTGGGGTGTCTCCAGAACCACCACTACCACTATCTGACGCACCTCCACCAGAACCACCTGAAAGACCAGTTTCATTAGCACCTGGACCATTTGCAGTTCCACCACCACCTCCTCCAGCAGAAGTAATAGTTGTTAATCCTGAAGCAGAAATAGAAGAATCTGAACCACTAGTTCCTCTAGTTGCAGATCCACTAGAACCAGTTCCACCGTTTCCACCATCTCCTACTGTTACTGTAACTGTTGTTCCTGTGGATAATGTTTGAGTAGAAGTTCTAAATCCTCCAGCACCTCCACCAGCTGCTCGGCTACCTCCACCACCTCCACCTCCAGCTATAACTAAAAAATCTACTGAATAATTTATCGCTATTAAACTACTTTGAAGACCATCATCAGTTACTAACCAACCTTGTGTTGAATCTATAAAAATTAATGTAACTGCAATTCCTTCTGTGCTTAATTTTTTGTTATCAGTTAACCCACCAATTTTATCAGAACCATTTGCTACTATTGTGACTGCGTTAGTATCAAAAGTTCCTGCATAATCTTTTAGTGCAACAACAGCTCCTGCTGTTCCTGCAGGTAAATTAACTGTTACTGCTCCACCTGTTGTATTTACAAAATATCCTTCACCAGCTACTGCTGTGAAAGTTGATGTTTTAACTGTAGTTGACCAAGAAGCTGAACCTGTTGCACCAAATCCCGTAGCAGTACCATTATTAGTTATACTAACTCCTGAAGGAATAGTAACTGTATCCCCTGAAGTACCTAACGTTAATGTTGTGCCGCTTTGCGGATCTACCTGATCTACTTCTATTTTACTCATTTAAATCCCATTGTTTTGTTGTTTCATTCCAAGCATAATAATTATAATTATCCATTTGTTCTTGTGTCAATTCTGGATAAGCAACTGGTGCTTCCCAAAGACAAGTTGTTTCGTTTAATATCCAACTATTAAAAGGTTTTGGTGGTATAAAAGCATCTCTACTTTGATCATATTTATAACCAACACCAGCAAAGTTTTTTCTAAAAGGTGTCCCACCTAATTTATGTTCTCCACCAGAAGTATTATAAGAAGTCTGTTTCCAAACATCTCTAGTTCCATATAAATTGTTTAAAAAATCTATTCCTGCTTGTTCTGTTGTTGCAATATCATTAGATATTACTGCAACTCTCTCAATTATATTACCAACTCCTAGTTTTGCAAAATGTGCCATTATGCTGTGTAACTCCCATCCCCATTATAAACTAATATTGTATCTGATCCTGATGTGCTAACTGTAGGTGATCCAGAAGTTGTGCCTGAATATTTTGCAGTTGCCATTCTTAAAATAACAACTCCACTACCTCCTGTGCTATGAGGCAGACTAGAAAATTTACCACCTCCACCACCACCTGTGTTTGCAGTACCATTACCACTTTGTACTACAGGAGATTGCTTTCCACCAGCTCCTCCTCCACCTGAACCACCAGCTCCCGCTGTACCATTATATGTTGCACCGCCACCACCACCACCTCTTGTGACAGATGAGCCTGTAATTGTAGAAGCTACACCAGTTCCACCATTTCCTGCATTGCCACTAGAATTATTTGAACCAACAGCACCAGCTCCTCCTCCACCGCCGCCAGCACTTCCAGCACTATCTGAATCTCCACCTTTATATCCTTGAGTGGAAGTACCTGATGCTCCTGTTCCAACATCTGCACCACCACCAGAACCACCAGATGTACCAGTAGGGACAGCTGCAGGTTGTCCGGGAGATATATTATCTATACCTCCAACTCCGCCTCCAGCAGAAGTAATATCTGTAATATCTGAACCAGAAATAGAACTATCTCCTCCTGGACCACCCATAGAACTATCGGCTTGGCCAGCAGTTCCACCACTTCCTACTGTAATTGTATAAACTGTACCAGGAGTTAACTGTAAAGCTGTTTCAGATGAACCGCCACCGCCTGATGTTTCACTATTATAAGATGCTCTATATCCACCAGCACCTGACCCACCAGCACCACCATCTCCTGAACCACCACCTCCACCAGCAATACATAAAAAATCACAAGTGTAAGTTTCATCTTGTAAAGTACTTTGTACACCATCATCAGTCACTAGCCAACCTCTTGTTGAATCTATAAAAATTAAAGTAGCTGCAATTCCTTCGGTTCTTAATACTTTATCGTCGGTTGAACCCCCTATTTTATCAGAACCATTTGCAGATATTGTACAAGCATTTGTGTCAAAAGTATTTCTATAATCTTTTATTGCAACAACTGCTCCTGCAGTTCCTGCTGGTAAGTTAACTGTTATAGCTCCACCATTTGTATCTACAAAATACCCTTCACCAGCTGCTGCTGTAAAAGTTGATGTCTTAACTGTTGTTGTCCAAGAAGCTGCACCTGTTGCACCAAAATTTACTGCTGTACCACTATTAGTAATGGTTGCTCCTGATGCAATTGTTATTGCTCCACCACTAGGAACTGTAAATGTATCTCCACTATCTCCTAGTGTAACACCTGTTCCGGATCGTGGACTAATTTTATTTACTTTTACTTCACTCATTAAACTATTACTAATGTCCCTGTTACTGTTATTGTTCCAGGTACTGTAATAGGTCCCGCAAGAACACCATTTTCGATTGTTTGCGTACCGTCAATTGTACCTGCTTGATTATTTATAAATTCATTTGGAGAAGTTTGCCCTCCAATGTATTGGATTCCATTTACTATTGCCGTCATAATTCCTCCTAAGAACTAATTGTATCTATATATGAAAGAGTTACATCTAAGCTACTAGCTGTATCTGAAA